CCCCGCCCCTAATCCCTAATCCCTTATCCCTTATCCCTAATCCCTAGCGCCTCAGCGCCCCCTACAGCGCCGACACCTCGTTCACCACCGAGATATCCAGCGCCTTCGTCCAGGTCACATCGTGCGTCGCCTGGTACGCCCACTCCGCCGCCACCACCCCGTCCGAGTCGGACAGATCGCCCAGATTCGTCAGGTAGATCGGCATCTGGATCTGAATCAGATAGGTCGCCCCTGCAGAGATCGTCGCCCCCGTGAACGTGATATCGATCCAGTACAGCGTCCCCGCCCGGGCCTGCGTCAAGAACCCCATCCCCGTCGTATCCGCTTCCACCATGAACGTGCCGCCCAGCTCACCGGGCAGCTCCACCGTTGCCACGAAAGAATCTTCCGTGCTGATGTTGTTCAACAACCCGTACTTCCCGGTGTAGTGCCAGTTCAAATTCAGCAGCCGGGTCAACTCCGCCGCGCCCGCCAGCCCCGCCTGCGTGGCGGCCAGTTTCACCGCGCAATGCTCCGGCAACACCGGCACCGCCTCGATCAGCGTCGGCGTGGTCGTCAGCGTGATCCCGTCGCGCAGCTCGTTGCCGATCATGTCGCCCGACAGCCCGATTGCGCTGTCGTTGGCGTTGAAGCTGAACTCCAGCCCCGTCACCTGTCCATACTCGAACTGGTGCGCCCGCACGCTGGAGCCCTTCTCCACCGTGTACGTCTTCACCGTGTCCGGCCCATCCGTATCCGGCACAAACGTCCACGTGTACGCGTTCGGCGTGCCGCCATTGTCCGCTGGCAGCCCGGCGTACTGAACCAGCCCGGCCAGCAGATACACCAGATTGGCGTAGTCGAGGATCCCCTCGATCTTTGCCTCGGTGTGCTCTTTGCCCACCGTCACAAGCGAAATGAACTTCGTGCCATCCGGCCGGAACGGGTCGATTGCCCCCGCCCGGCTCGGCACGATGCTCCACGCCTCCATCCTCCGATTGGCGTCCACCTCGACCCCGGGCGTCCCAACCGCCTCGACGCCGATGTTGACGCTCTCGAACACACTCGCTCTCTCAGCCATTCCTCACCTCAACCTCTTCTGGCCCCAGCAGCGCCTTGACCACGGCCTCCGCCGCCATCCCGGTCGCCACCTCCGCCAACAACGGCGCCCAATACTGCGCCATCACATTCTCCCATTGATAGGCCGCCGCCTGCGTCACGGCGATCTCCCGCAGCTCGGCCGTCCGCTTTTCGTCATGCAATCGTCGGAACATCTCCTCATACGCGGCCGCGATCCCGTCGATACTCGGCAGCATCCAGAACGTGCCGTCGGTCTTCAGGAACCGCTGCCCGCCCACACTTGCACCCGCCCACGTCAGCTCAGGCATACTCGACCATTTCGTCGTCACCACGGGCACCCCGCACGCCTGCGCCTCCAGAATCGGCAACCCGAACCCCTCGCCCAGCGAAGCGGCGCTCAGCAGGTCGAAGGATTGATACAGCTCGACCATCTCCGCCTCTGGATAGCCGACCGTGTATGCATATTGATCGCTCCACAACACCGCCTCCGCCAGCCCCAGGTCCTGGACCAAACCCAGCAAGTCCACCCCGCGATAACTGTCGAGCATAAACGTGTGGAGATACAACACCGCCTCCGGGTGTCGTTCGTGGAACTTGGCGAACGCCTGGAGCTGCTCAGGGAACGCCTTGCGGCTCGGCATAAACCGATTCGCCGCCACCATCCCGATCACAAACGCCCCCTCCGGGATGTTGTGCTTCCGCCGCGCTGCTCCCTGATCCCCCGGCCGGAACGCCGGCGTCACCGCGTGCGGCGCATACCGCACATTGCCCAGCCCCACCTCCCGCATCATCTTGGCGCCGAACTGACTGTCCGCCACCACGAACCGGGCCCCCTCGGCATACTCCACCAGCTTTTTCGGCGCCGGCACACTGTCCACTGGCGTATACGCCAGCCACGGCCACCCGTGCTTTTTTGCCAGCGCCCCCACCTTGTCCAACACCCACAGGTCCACCAGCGTGATCAGCAGGTCCGCCTTGAAATGCTCGATATGATACGGCAGAATATCCTGCCCGTACGGCTCCAGCTCCCCCGGATAGATCCGCACCCCATCCAGCTCCAAAATCCCGCCCTTCAGCCCCCAGAACGCAAAAACCGCCACCTCGTGCCCCAGCGCCCGCAGCCCAGCCACCAGCCCCTTCGTCTGGCCCCCGAAACCGCCGCTCGCCCACGGCGCATTACTCATCAGCAAAATCCGCACATCCGCCCCCTATCGTGTTCACCTAATAATGACTTAGCAGAACATCAGCCACGGCCTGCAAATACCTGCTCGCCGACCAGCCCCACCGCTCCCCAGCCCGACACAGCCACCAGTCCGTAGTTCGGCCCCAGATCTCGACCAACTCCCCATCCGCCCAAACGTCCCGGATCGTCCCCGTCGGCGCCGGTTGCGCCCGCGCCCGCAACCCCGTCCCCTGCACCCTGGCCCATCCCACCGCCACCGGCATCGCCAGATTGATCAGCAGATCCTCATCCGAGCCCGTCCAGGCCGTCGCCTCGTCCAGCGTCCACGTCGGCCGGCACGACAACACCGTCAGCGCCTCCTCAAAGCTCAGCACCGCATCACGTCTCCACCGCCAAAATCCGGTAGATACCCCCGAGGTGCCGGTACTGCTCCCCCCCCGGCCCCACCTCCGCCATTCTAAACGGCCGCTCCCGGCGGCAGACCCACACCGTCCCGTCCGTCGCCGTCCCGCTCTTGTAGTGCAGCAGCGCATCGATCCGTTGACTGATACTGGCCAGCGTCCCGGCATAGCTTGACCCGGCCGCCACCCCCCGCACCACATACAGCATGTCAGTCCAGATGCGCGTCGCCCCGCCGCCGATCGCATCCATATCCTCGCCGCTCAAATTCCCGATCAGCACCGCCGGGAACCCGCCGCCCTGCCGGATCATGTCCATGTGCACGCCGTTGACGCCGTCGGTCAGATACCCCCGCAGCGTCGCATCCCCGCTCAGCGTCGCATACAACCACTGCTCGGCCACCACCGTCTCGATCGCCATCAGCGCAGCCGCCTCTCCAAGTCCGTCATCTTCCGCACGAACTCCCGGCGCTCCTTCTCAGCCGCCGGCACAAAAAACGGCCGGTTCGCCATCCGGGTCGTCCCGAACTCCAAATACTCCGCATACTCAGCGTTCGTGTACAGCAACCCCTGGTCCGCCTTGACCATCGTCTGCTGCACGCTGTCGATCAGATTGCCCGTGTCCACCGCCGGCGCTTCACCGGGTGCGCTCGCCTGGTGCGCCCCATAGATCAGCCCGCCCTTCGGCCCCGCCATCGACGTCTTGACGTCCGTCTCCAGATCGTCCAGCGTCTCCCCGATCACATCCTTCACCGCCCCCGGCAGCCGCCTGGCAATCTCCCCCAACCGGTTATACTCGACCTTTACCGCCACCCGCATCCGTCACCTGCCCACTCGCCACTTGCCCACTTATGCGACTTCCCGACACAACACCTTCCGCACCACCTCACTCGTCCGCTCCGCCACCTGCGCCACCTCCAGCGTGTCCCCGCTGATGCTCAGCCGGTCCGCCACTTGCACATCCGTCCCGTGCGCCACCACCACCATCCACGGCGAGGCGATCCCCAACCGGCCGGCCACCACCTGCTCCTCCGGCCCCAGTTCCGTCCGCCGCCAGCAGTCCACCGCCCCCGCGGCCGCCCACGTATCCGACCAGCCCCCGGCCCCGTCACTGGCGCTGGTCACCCGCTGGATCACGCAACTGTCCGTCATCCGGGTCTCGGCCATCGCCCGCAGCCGCCGCAAACTCGTTGGGTCCATCGTCAAACCACCGCCCCCGTCGAAGAAACCTCGTAAGTGAACCCGGTGTAATCGATCATGCCCACCGTCACCGAACCCGGCAGACTCTCCGCCCCGGCCGCCGTCAGCCCATCCGCCCACTCCTGCGCTTGCGCCCGCAGCTCCGCCGCCGTCCGGGTCAAGTCCTCGCGCTCGTCCTGCACCTGCGTGATCTTGGCCGCCGCCGCATACTGATTCGCCAGCGTCCGCAGCACCCCCGGCACCGCCGTCCGCCAGGTCGTCGCCCCGGTGATAAAAATCGCCAGCTCCTCGTCCGAGAAATTGCCGCCGGCCGGCTTCACCCCGGCCCCGCTCACCGTGTCCCCGATCGCCAGCCGCACCTTCGCCAGATCCGTGCTCAGCGAAGTCTCAGAATAAGTGAACGTCATCTGCGCCCCCTACTTTGTACTCCCCCGTTGCGACCTTGCCGACTTGCCGACTTGCCCACTTGCGACTTGCCCACTTGCCGCCGCCACCCCCACCAGCGCCTCCAAGAAATCCGCCACCGCCTCACGCTGCAACAGCGCCCCGATCGCCGGATCCTTTGCCGTCGCCTGCAACCCCGCCGGCGTCGCCACCCCGAACCGCTCCCCCAGCTCCCTCGCCGCCGCCACCAGCCGCAACGTCGCCGTCTCATCCCGTGCCGCCTGCAAACTCGGTTTCATCTCTACCACCCTTCGCCGTCATTGCGAGGCCCGCCGTTCGGGCCGAAGCAATCTCTGTCAGGGGTCAACCTCTCTCAAAGATCGACCCCTAACAATCCATTATCAGTTGTTCGCCCGACTCACCTCGATGAACCGGGTACCGTCCGAGTAGCCACACAACACGTCATACTGATTCAGCGTAGCATCCGCCGTCAGTATGCCCCTGGAGGTACGCTGCTTCGTCATCATGTCACCCCCTACACGGCCAGCGGCGCATCGTACCCGCTCGGAATCGCATAACTCGCGTCCCCGATCCGGTAGACCAGCGCCGCAATCCGGTTGCGCACCCCGAAGCCCGCATAGCGGATCAACCGGG